ACTGCGGCAATGCGTTCGCTGATAGATGCAGGGCAGTTTGCAAATCTACCGGGTGGTTTTAAGGCCAAAGGAGTACGGATAGTTGGAGACAACGATCCTATTGCTCCCGGCGAGTTCAAGGAGGTTGAAGCAACTGGTATAGATTTGTCAAAGGCTATTGTTCCCCTTCCCTATAAAGAGCCTTCCTCTACTCTATTCCAGATGTTGAATTTCGTGGCTAATGCTGGTCAGAAGTTTGCGGACAGCACGGAGCAGGTTATCTCCGATGCTGCCTCCTATGGACCTGTTGGAACTACAATGGCGCTTCTTGAAGCAAGTAGTAAGTTCTTCAGTGCTATTCATAAGCGTCTGCATAAAGCTCAGAAAGATGAGTTCAGAATCCTTGCTCGTATTGATTATGATTATCTTCCAAAGGAATATCCTTATGATGTTCCCTACGAAGATCGCAGTATCTTCAGAGAAGATTTTGATGGTCGTATAGATATTATTCCTGTAAGTGATCCTAACATTCCCAGCAACGCACATCGTATGATGATGGCAAACATGGCCCTGCAAATGGCGCAGCAGTCTCCTCCGGGCATGTTTAATCTGGAAGAACTTAACAGAACAATTCTTAACGCTGCTAACATGCCCAATGTTGATCAGATACTCCCACCAAAGATTGAGCCAAAACCTCTTGATCCAGTATCTGATATCATGGCTGCTACCAAGGGTGTGCCTATTGCGTCTTTCCCCGGTCAGAACCATGATGCACATATTCAGGTTAAGATGGCTTATCTACAAGACCCTATGAATGGTGCTAATCCTATTATGCAGCGTATTGGTCCAATACTTCAGGCCAATATTCAGGAACATTCTATTATGAAATATCAGGAACAGATGAATGGTATGACTGATCAACTAATGCAGCAAGCTCCTTCTGATCAGGCACAGAATCCTGCTGTTGTTGAGATGGTTATGGCACAGGCTGCACAGCAGATACTCAATGCCAATCAGGCAATGGGTCAGGCACAGTCTCCTGAACAGCAGCTTGTATCTCTGGAACAGGCAAAGGTTGAGCTTGAGAAACAGAAGCTACAGTCTGATACTATGGTACAGGCCGCAGAAATGGAACTGAAGACTAAGAAACTTAAACTTGAAGAAGCTGATCAGATCATTGATCTTCTAAAAACCAATGCTACTAATAGTATGAAGGAAGAAAAATCAGAGCTTGATCGTCAGGCTAAACAACGTATTAAAGAACTGGATATTGAAGGTAAACTAAATATTGAAGAGTTTAAAGTAACATCAGAAAATGAAAGAGAAGTAGGCCGAACAATTAAAGATATGTTACAGGCCCGTATGAAAAACGATAAAGATATGGAAGAAAAAGCTCTTGAAGCTTTGACCAAATTAGCAATAGATCAAAAGGAGAATAACTATGATGAAGAAGGGTAAGGGATATCCCGAACATGTCAAGGATACGTCCAAGAGTTTTGGCGATCCTTGGGCAGCAGGGGTATATGGTGGGAGAGCGCCTCGCAGTGAGTTTAATGAATGGGAAGATTCAAGTTGGAAGTTCCCTGAACCTGTGAAGAAGACTCGCCAAAATAAATGAATATCTGGGACGAAGTAGTAACAGAGTTCAATGTTGAGATTAACAATCTTAGGACTACACTGAGTAATGGTTCTGCGGAAGATTACTCACACTATCGACAGATTGTCGGGTCTATTACTGGAATAGAGTGGGCCAGAGACAATCTGACAGACATTGTAAAAAAACGCATGTATATGGAGGATGACTAAAGAGATGCAACAAGTAAGTATGGGTGGTGCGATCAAGAACGATCTTTGGATTACCGACGCAAAAGAAGCTCCTGATCCCTCTCCACTTCCAGAACTACCGGGATTTCACGTTCTGGTACGTCCTGTTTCGGTAAAAAGCGTGACAAAGGGTGGTATTCTTCTACCAGACTCCACCAAAGATGACATGGCTTATCTTACCACTGTGGCACAGGTACTCTCTCTTGGAGACTTGGCCTACAAAGATGTGAATAAGTTTACGGATGGAGCTTGGTGTGCTGTGGGAGACTACGTATGCTATGGTAAACATGCCGGAACTAAGATGGTTTACAAAGGTGTCAGGCTTATTCTGCTCTTTGATGACCAGATTATTATGAAAGTGGGCGACCCCAAAGATTTAGATCCTACCTTTAATTTAGGAAAGGGGTCCAACTAATTTGGGGAAATCAATATAGTGTGATATAATATTAATAACGTAAATCGTTTGTATCGTTAGCAACGGAGAGAAAAATGGCTGAGAAAGATGAATGGGGCGATATCGAAGTTCCAGAAGAAGAAGTAGAGTACGAAGTTGAACAGGATGAGCCAGAAGAAGTAATTGAGGAACAACCTGTTGAGGCTAAAGAAGTAGAAGAAACACCTGAACTTGAGGGTATTGAAACCAAGGGTGCAGAGAAAAGAATTCGCCAACTTATTCGTCAGCGCAAAGAGCGGGATGAAGAAGTGGAAAGACTGCTGGAAACTAATAAACAACTTTCCAACACATTAAGAGAAAAAGAACAAGAAGTTTTTCATGTTAGTAAGAATAGTTTAGAAGTATCTGAAAAGCAGTTAACAGATAAAATAGATATGGCCCGTCAAGCCTATCTTGAAGCTTTTGAAGAAGGTGATAAAGACAGAGTGCTTAAAGCACAGGAGATGCTTAACGAAGCTCAGGGTGATCTAAAGAATGTTACCTCGGTTAAGTCTCGTTATGCTCAAGAATATGTATCACCTCCTGAAACTCAACAGCAAACTCAGCCTGTACAACGAAGAGATAGACGTGCAGAAGAATGGGCTGGTGATAACGAATGGTTTGGCAAAGATAATATCATGACTGCCGCTGCTTTGGCAATCGATGCTGATCTGAAAGAACAAGGATATAGTCCAGATGATGAAGACTTTTATGAAGAAGTCAATAACAGGATTCAAAACGCTTTTCCGCACAAGTTTGGAGAAGATGAGGAACGTGTGCAGGGAAACACGAAAAAACCTGCTCAGGTGGTGTCGGGGGCTTCACGCTCGTCTCCGAGTTCTAATAGGAAGATTAAACTTTCTAAAGAAGATGTAACTATTGCTAATAAATGGGGAATCCCACTTGAAAAGTATGCCGCCGAAAAGCTTAAGGTAACGCAAGCTGAAGGCGAGTATACAAATATTAATTAGAGACGTGGAGGAAATAAGATGAATACACGAAATGAATCACGTAGTAGTGATGTTCGGGAAAACAACATGAGAGAAGATGATTGGACCTTTGAGGAGCCTAATGCTCTTGAGCTACCAGACTCGGTGAGAGCCAAGTTTGATGCTGAAGGAATGGCTCACCGCTGGATACGTATTTCTGTCAGAGGCGTCGATGATGTTCTTAATGTTGGCAAAAGACTTCAAGAGGGATGGGTGCTTGTAACCCCCGATGAAGTTCCTGAAATGGCTATCTCATCTGCCGTGAGAGATGAAGGTCGGTATCAAGGTGCAGTCTGTCGTGGGGACTTGGCCTTGGCAAAAATGCCTGCCGGAAAAGTTAAGGCTAAGAGGACTTTTTACGAAAATAAAGCGAATGATATGATGGATGCAGTTAATGCACAACTTATGAAAAGTTCGGATTCTCGTATGCCCATTACAAACTCTAGCCGATCAGTTACAACCAGAGGAAGACAACCGTCCTTTCAGGACTAACTTTCTCATAATTAAGGAGATGAAACATGTCTACTACTAAAGCATTTCGTGGTTTCATTCCGGCTCGCAAACTGGGTGGCGGATACAATAACGAAGCCGTCACGGATATGATTACGTTGACCTCTACGGGTCAGGCGCAGTCACCTTCTAATAGCATTTTTACTGGTGATCCGGTTGTTCTTCCGGGTGCAAACTTTGCAACGATCTCACCGTACATTGCTGCAACTCTAAAGCCTTCAGGGGTTTTCATGGGTTGTCAGTATGTTGAAAATGGCGAACCGAAATTCTCCCGTTTTTGGAACGGGGGCGTATCAGCCACGGACATTAAATTCTTTGTAATCACTGATCCTGATCAGACGTATTACATTCAGGCTTCTCTGTCGCTTTCTGCGGCGGAGCTTGCCATTGTCTTAAACTACAATGTAACCGTAAGCTCCACAGCTTCTTCCGGTAACACTGTTACAGGTCAGTCCAGTTACTACCTTGATGGTGCTTCTGGTACGGAAGCTTCTGCTGCTGTTCGTGTTATTGGGCGTGCTAAATACCCCGATGAAGCGGAATCGGACATTTACCCAATTGTAGAAGTTTATATCAATAATCATCGTGATCGTTTTGTGACGGCCACGGCGTCAACGGCTTAATAGGAAGGATTTATTATGGCTATTAATAGAGCTAGTATTAGCAAAGAACTTCTTCCCGGCCTTAACGCTGTTTTTGGTCTGGAGTATGGAGAGGTTAACAACGAACATGAGCCTCTTTATGATGTTGAAAATTCCGACAGAGCTTTTGAAGAAGAAGTCCTCTTCACCGGCTTTGGCACTGCACCCACCAAGGGTGAAGGTGCTTCGGTTTCTTATGATGATGCACAGGAAAGTTATACGGCCCGTTATACTGCGGAAACCGTTGCTCTTGCCTTTGCTGTTACTGAAGAAGCTATGGAAGATAACCTGTATGACACGTTTGCGAAGCTTCGTGCCAGAGGTCTTGCCCGTGCGATGGCAAACACCAAGCAGGTAAAAGCTGCCAATCTCTTCACGAATGGTTTTACGCAGACCATTGGCGACGGTGCGGCATTCTTTTCGGCTGCTCATCCAACGATTTCGGCTGGACTTCAGTCTAATCTTATGGCTGCTGCCGATCTTACGGAAGCGACCCTTGAAACTGCACTTACCTCAATTCAGAAGATCACGGATGATCGTGGTATTCTGATTGGTGCAAGTGCTATTTCGCTTCATGTTCCTGTTGATTCGTGGGCGATTGCAGATCGTATTATGAGCAGCCCCGGTAACACTCAGACGAGTGCTGCTTCGGCTAATCCTAATAACAATGCGATCAATGCCACTCGTCATATGGGCATGATTCCTGAAGGTTACTTTATCAATCGTCGATTTACTGACGTTGATTCCTACTTTATCAAGACTGATGTTCCGAATGGTGCGAAGATGTTCGTCCGTTCGCCTCTTCAGACGAAGATGGAGCCGGACTTTGATACGGGCAACCTTCGGTTCAAGGCACGGGAGCGTTATAGCTTTGGTGTTTCCGATTGGCGTGGCTACTTCGGTAGTGCCGGTTAATAAAGTTTGTGGGAGGGTGGTATTAAAACCACTCTCCTGCTACTTTACTTAAAGGAGAGATTATGGCTTCAAATATTAAAGTTGCACAGAACGTCAGCAGTGACGGTGCGATTATAACTGGCTTCCGTTATATAGATACTAATCTTACATTGGGTGATGAAGGCACAGGCAGCAGTCCTACGCCATCAACTACTCGTATCATGGCAATGCATGTATACTCCACTATTGTTGGAGATATTATTATTAAAGGTACAAAGCAGATTACAAACAAGACTGCCGTAGGTACTGCGATTAGATGGCGTGTTGCTGCACTTGATTCACAGGATACTTATATTGGAGATATGGGCGTAGGTGTACATGGGATTGTAAGTCTTGCAACCTCTGGCGCAGCAGCAATGGCACCAACTATTACACTATATGTTGGCTAGTCATGTCTGACTACGCATATCTAAAAACAGATTTAATTAACACAACTGAGAATGACTCCACGGAATTTGCTGTTCAAGTTCCGTTTTTCATCAACAAAGCTGAACTACGTATTACCAAAGATATTGACGATGTTGGCTTAGATGAATATGTTAATGTTTCAGTTTCAGCAGGGAACGCAGGTGCTGTTCCGCTGAATGATCGTGTACGCATTGTACGCAACGTAAACTATAAAGTCAGTGCAGGAACGGCTGTTACTAACCTTCTGCAAAGAACTATTGAATATGTAAACGATTATTGGCCTGTAAGCGCATCCACTGGCACACCTAGATATTATACACGGCGTACTAATTCCAGTATTAAAATAGTACCCACCCCAGATTCAGCAACCACTGTTGAAATACAAACAGCATCCCAACCGCTTGCATTGGCATCGGCAACAGACACAAGTGTTACGACAAGTAACTACTTCAGTGAATACTGTTACGATGCCTTATTTTATGGTTCTCTTATAGAGGCTAC